CTAACTTATCAGAAGCGGAAGCGGATAGTCCTGTATTCGTAACTTGAATATAAAAAGTTGACATTATGCTACTCCGTACGGACTAAGCATTCCGCCCGATCTCTTTTGATTGCGAATTTCATTTTGAACGGCTGCAGCAATTTTCTTACCCATTGAAGCAGCTTCTGCACTATCCGCTTTAGAATTTGTTGACTCTGCATTACCTTCTCCATTCATTACAACATTCACACTTACATTATTCTCTTGCATACCTCCGCCACTGCCAACGGAAGACATCTCAACAGGAATAGATCTTCCATTTGGGAGTGGCACTACTGCTTCTGTGCCGTGAAGAAGTGCAGGATAACCTCCCTGTCTTCCGCTTGCTACACCACCTTCTGAGTACCCCTTGACTTTGGCTCCGCCTGAGAATACGCCTCCTGTTCTTGCAAAACCAAAAGCAGAAGAAGCCGTTAAAGCTACCGTATTAGCGGCCAAAGCTGCAGTATTTGCTGCAGTATTTGCACTCTGCATCGGTTGAATAAATTTGTCCCAAATAGTTTGTGCGAGAATTACTGCCTGTAATGCCATGCTTACTTTTTGCAGCGCTTCTCCTGCTTTAGTATTTCCTAGTACTCCTCCTAATAATCCAGTTACTGCTGCGGTTGACGCAAGAGTAGCTGTATCTAAACTTTTTAATCCGTCTATTAAACCTTTCTTACTTTGTTCTTCTTCGTCCTTAGTGGGCCCTAGTTCATACCCAGAGTTTTCTACCATTGCGGCACCGGCTGAACCTGCCATTCCTACAGGGCCAGCTATTCCTGGTGTACCTGTACCTGTACCTATGCCCGGCACGCCCATAGCGCCGTCTGGACAAGCTACTACACAGACATACATCGGTGTCATGGCGGAAGAGCCTAATACTCCAGTAGAATTCATACCAGGCATAGCAGAAGCAGCTGCAGCTGCAGGACCTTGTCCTGTGGGCGCTTCTTCTTTATTTCCGCCAAATATACCGCCTAAAGCCCCGCCTCCGCCAGTGGTAGGATCACCAAATAAGAAGTTTACAAACTTCTGAGTAATTCTATCAAAAATTACTTTCTGAATACTTCTTAACACGCTAGTAGCAAGATCTCCAAAAGCGTCTTTAACAGATTTAGTTCCCTCTAGTATTGAGGAGAAAGCGTCTCCGAATCCATCAGCAAAACTTTTTGCAGCAGCATCCACAATTTGTTTCTCTACTGTAAATCCTCGTAATTTTTCTTTTAGATTCTCAATACTATTTCCGAGTTCGTCGATTTTTAAAGTTTCATCTGCATCCACTAACTCGAGAGCTCTGCCTTTTAATCCATTAGGATCTCCAACGAGACTTCTTAAGTCGTTTGCTCTATTTTCAAGAGCTTCTTTTCTGAGTGCCCCCTCTATAGAACCGTCGTTTGCTTTATCTGCAGCAGCATCTAATTCTGCTGCGAGATACTCATACTTAGCATCCAGAAGCGCATATTCAATTTCTATTTGTTGTCTTTTTGCTTCGGCTTCTTTTTTGATCGAATCTTCTTTACTTTTCTGTAAGTCCAATGCATTTTGAAGCTCTCGCTGAGCAGCGCGCTCATCAGCACCTAGAAATGCGAAAGGAGAGTTAGATCTTTCCTGTCTTGCTAGTCTATCGTTTCTAAGGTCATTTTTTCTCTGCTCAATATCCAGAGACTGCCTATTTAAAGAAACTTCCTTATTTAATATGTCTAAAGCTCTTTGATCTTCAGCAATACGAGCTTTAGTTATCTGGAATTCTTGTTCTGCTTGTGAAGTTTTTTCATAAGCCAAATTACTAATCTGTCTATCTATTTCTGCGTTTTTAGCTGTTAATTCTGCTCCTTCTAAGAACTTAGCATTAAGATCTTTTTGGGCTTCTAAAGCGCTCTTTTTCGCTGCTAATACATTTACTTCTTGAGCGAATTGAGCCTCTAAAGCAACAACCCCGCCCTCTTGAATCCTTTGTAATGCCTTTAATTGTTGCTCTTCTTGTTTCTGTATGCTTACCTTATTAATTAAAATATCATTTGCAGCAGTAGCTTCCTCAGTAAACTTATCTGAGTATAGCTTCAAAGTACCAAGAGAACTAATTTTTACTGAAAGATTGTATATTCTTGAAAGAAAATCAGCCTGTTTTGCAAACTCTGGATTCTGTTTAGCGAGTTCTCCTTCTCTTATATTTAGCCCTCCTGCAAAACCTCCGAGACCTCCAGTGGTGTCAAGTTCATTAATAACAGAAGATACAGTTCTTCCAAAATCTCCGCTTATTCCTATAATTTCAGAAAATGGAGTACTTCTCTTTGCTTGGAGTTTTGTTTGTTCTTGATTAAATCTACTTAGTTGGTCTCCGGCAGACTTTAACTCTCCACCTAATTTTCCAAAAGTTTGAGAGTATTGGTCTACTCCTCGTGCCAATAATGCATAATCAATTGTTCCTGCTTCTGTAAGAAATCCGCCCTCAGATACTGGAGTGTCTAATAATTTTTTAAGTTTTGATAATTCTTTTCCAGCATTCAAAAGGCCTGAAGCTCTTCCAAGCTTTGCTTCAGCGGCTGTTATAACTGCTAAAGCATTGCCTTTACTTATAGTACCTATAGCGCTCTCTGCTAAATCTATGGCTTCTTTTGCGTTTTCTAGACCCCTCTGTCCCCATAATAAAGAAATGAAAGCTCCTTCTCCTGCTACTCCTCCCTGGATCGCCTGAGTAGAAAGAGCAATTTGTCTCTGCGCCGAAAGTTGATCCTCAATAGCAGCGTTCAACTTTTCTATATTTGCTTCGTCCGCGGCTTCTCCTATTTTTCTAATACCTGCGGCTATTTCATCAAAAGCACCTGACTTTGCTTTTAGCTGAGAAGTTATTCTGCCAAAGGTGTCTCCCATAGTTTCTAATTCTTTCTCTATAAGAGCGACAGTTTTTCCAAATATATCAAATCTTTTCGTTACTTCTTTTAAAGCAGCCTCTTCTTCTGTAAGACCAAAAAACTTTTGAAATAACGGCAAAAGTAAAGATCCAAAAAATAATAGTTGGCCTATTCCAGGTATAAGATTAAGAGTTGCTCTTCCGAATAGTCCAAAAGCAGAAGTTGCTGCTGAAGCAGCGACTCTAAGTTTTTGTACTCCTACAGCTCCTTTCTTGGCTGCTTTATCTATTTCTCCTATCTGTTTTTTAGCACCTTGTAATGCAACTCCGAATCCTCCAAAAATGCCCGCATTATCTATAGCCTGACTATAACCTGCACTTCTTTTTGCAATTCTTGATTGTGCCTGTAAGCGAGCACCCTTTGAGCTAGCCACAAATCTTCTAGTAGTGGCGGTTTCTACAGAGGCAATCTCTAGTTTTAATTGCTTTAAAAGAGCTATTTCGGCCTGCAATTCTGCTTTTCTAGCCCCGCTTGCGGCTTTTGCGGCTTTTGCTCGCGCAGTAATAGCAACTCCCAGACTTCTATTTAAATTTGCCTGTTCTTTTAACCCAAGATTACCTTTTTCCAAAGCGGGCAATAATGCAGCAGTAGCTTTAGGAAGTTTATCTCCCAATTTTGCAGCACTTGCAGCAACAGCATCAAACCCTTTTTGATACACTACTGCAAATCGTTTACCTTCTTTTCTAGACATTTGTAACGCCGTAGAAGCTAATATTTGCTGTCTACGAATTACCTCATCTATGGCGGGCACTACTTGTCTTACCAAAGTAGAGCCAAAAAGCACTAAAGCTCCTGATAAAGCAAGTTCATTTTGAGCAAAGAATTTGACAATAGGGGTAAGAGCAGAGTTTGCAAAGTTAATAAGTGTTTTAGAAAGATTATCGAATGCTGCCGAAAGTTGATCGTAAGGATTGGGATCAATTGCTTGAGCAATTTTTTCGTATTTACTCAAGCCTTGTGTGATTGTAGCATTTAGAAATGCTTGTTGTCTTTCAAATTGAGTAAGTTCCTGTGCAGTCTTACCTAAAGACGTTGCGTACTCTCTAGTTGCATCATCAAGTCTTACGATAATACCTAATTCGTCTAAGATTTCTGGCTCTAGTTTCGCTGTACCTCGTACTAAACGATCAAGAGCATCTCCAAGGTCTCTTCCTAGTGCTAGAGAAGCTCCTTTTGCTACTTTTGTAAGTTCTTTTAATTGGGAGCTGGAAAAACCTGCGGATACGGCTACTGAGGTTGCTCGAAGGGCTTGTTCAGTAGAAATCGCAGAATCAGTAATATCTCGAAGATCCTGAGCAAGAGCAGGTAAGTTTCTTCCTGCTACCGCCCCTAGCTTCTCTAAGCTAGAAGTAAGCTGTTCTACTGCTGCCGCCCTTCGAAGGGCTCCAAAGGCTGCTGTAATTGCAAAAACGTTTGCTGCGAATGTAGCATAAATAGGAACAATACCGCGAACAGTACCTGCTTGTTTTGCAAAAGCTTTTGTACCGTTTGCGGTATTTTGAGCAACACCCTGCTGAGCGCGATATCCATCACGAGAAGTATTGCTTAGCTGTTTTTGTGCCTGCTCTGTTTCTCTTAACGCTTTTTTGAGCTTGTTGACACCAACAGTAGCTTTTTGCATTTTACCATTGACTTCAATATCAATAGTTACTTTATTTTTTGCCATTAGCCACGTACATTATGAGTGTAGGTTTTACCCCCACCGCTAGCAGATTTTCTTCTTCTCTCTTCTGCCTTTCGTTCTTGTTCCGCTTTTTCTGCTTTATGAGATACTATTATTCCTTCATAAAGTTTCATTATATAAATAACTGTGCCAGGGTCTTGTATATCGTAGGTTTTAAAAAAGTATTCTACGCCTTCCCAAGATTTTCCTAAGTAGCTTCCTGACATGCCATCCCATCTATCTGTAAGTAGAGAGAACATAAAAAATGCCACTTGCACCTCCTCCGGAAATGAAGAAGGCTCGAGCGGCATTTTGGCAGGGTCAGGTTCTTCCCCCAACTGTTCGCAAACAAGCAAATACTTGTCGTGATCAAACTTTGAATCCGCTTCCTTTACATATCGAGCTAGTAGAGAGCGGATTTGCTCTATTTGCTCCCAGTAAAATTTTCCAACTCGCTCACTGTTTCCGTTACCCAAGTATCAAAAGTACTTGAGTTACTCATGAGAAGTTCTGCATTTTCCTGTGTATAAGGAAGCTCGTCTTCAGGGTCAAGTTCAGCGATATCTACCAAAAGAAGCTCTTCTAGGTACCGATATTTCAGTCCTTTCCACCCTTTGATAACCGCTTTGCTATATTCATGGATAAACTTATCTTCATCTAGCTCTTCAAGCGGTTGACGAGTTTTTTTATCCCAATTTGTTTTTAAAGATCTTTTTCTTAATTTAAGTAGTTCTGATTTTCCTAAATAACAAAGTTCTACGTTACAGCCAGGAAACCCTGGAAAATCAATACCTACAGTTTTACTTTCAGTGATTAGACTTGAAAGAGAAACAGGTTTGTCACTCATATTTTATCCTTTTAACAATTTGGGGTTGTTAGTACTGCATATTTATATAGTATAGGTGAAGGCAGGAAAAAAGTCAAGATTTATTTTTAGAAGGTGAAAAAGAAAAGCGGGCCGAAGCCCGCTTTAGTATTAATAGAAATCAACTATTAACCGAAGTATGCAATAGAAACTTCATCTGCCCCATCAATAGAATCAAGCCCATGGAAGTTAATATCGAAAGAAATAACATCCTCAATATTATGAACAGGAATCTCTAAGTGAGCATCCGCCATAGTAAATTCTACGCGCTTACCTGATGCACCACCGAGCTTAAGAATTACTTGAAAATCATTAACAACTTTGTCTAAAGCAGCTGATCCTTTCATATCATTAAACAAGTCGGTAGAAGTACCACTGTTGTCGCTATCGTTATAGTTAATATAACAGCTCATAGAACCTGTAACTGTACGAGTACCTGTAACATTTTCTACCGGAATATTTACTTTTCCAATCTCAGCAGGTACTAAATATTCAATGTTATTACTAATTGTAATATTTGCATTCGTAAGGGTAAGGTTATAAACACCGTTAGTAGATGCACCTGGGAATGTAGCAATGTCTGCTGCAGTAAGACTTACCTGGGACAAACGATTACGAATAAAGTTATCCGTATCAGAAACTGCAAAATCTTTTGCAGCAACGCCTGCATTTCCATCATCATAAGTGAAAGCGTTATCATTGTCAGTATCCAAATGAATGTTACCAGCCGCTGTACTCGTAAATGCTGTGCTAAGATTAGTCTTTGCCGTCCAATCCTTGATTTCTTTTGCAAAACCAGACCAGTTAACAGTAGCGATACCATCTACCTCAAAATCAACTGAAGCTTCATTTACTACAGCATCTTCGAGCTTATAAACTACAGGATTGCTTGCATTTGTTTCAATAACAAAATATAAATCCATAGGCTGTAGCACTGCACGGTTTGACTGTGCGAACGAAATATTTAAATCAGTATTATCTGTAGTAGTTACTGCACCATTACCAAATTTTGCAGATCTAAACGCTGCAGTATTATAGTCATCGGCTCCGGCCATTTGTGCCCAAAGTACTTCTTCTACTGCGTGATGGTCTCCCTCGCTATAGCCAGTATGCGCTGTTACTGCTGTAAAAGGCCTTACATAAGTAGAAAAACTCCATTCTGCGGGAGAAAGAGCCGTATTAAACAAACGTCTGCCTCTACGAGACACTCCACCGGAGGATTCCATCTCACTCAGAGTAATTTCTGAGCTTTCATTGCCTTGTGAAAAACTAAAACCTTCCAAAATAGGAATCTCCCAGGCTGCTTGTACAGTTCCTGAGGCATTCTTAAATGTAGCAAAGAGTTTAGCATCGCGGCTAAAATATAAATTATTTGCCATAGTTTTCTCCTAAAGCTATCTTGAAAAGACTTGGTCGTGAGCTTTTGCTCTTGCCAGTATTTTCTAGTATCGAACCTCTACCAGCATTTCTGCTACGCCTAAAGGTTCCAAAACTCCTTCATCAGTATCTATACTGAGAATACTAATTTGTTGAGTATATTGTGTATTTCCTTGCTTATCAGTATAAGCTATTCTAGAGTTGTCTTCCAAAACAGTCTCTATATCTTCTAGCAGAGAATCTAGAGCGTCCACAGCGTTTTCTTGTCTAACATAAACTCTTATGGAAATACTCAGAAATCTATCCTTATATCCGCCTCCCTGATATTCTCTAGTTTCAGAACCTGCATTTAGATGAACGGCAGGAAATTGTTCTACTTCATCCCAAAATTTAAGTCTAGGAGAAACATTGTTAAATACATTACTGACAAAATCTCCTGATCCATTAATACCTTTTAGTGCTTCCACTAAAGCATTAACTATAGACTGCCTTCTAGTAGTATACAGTCTATTTTCTGCCATTATTGTCTCCTGGTGTACAATCTTCCTAAAGCAAATTGAGCCGCTATTTCTCGTATAGACAAGTCAATAAGTTTTCTAGGATCTCTGTCTGGGCTTCCTTGTTTAAACCCTGGTTCAAAAGTTTGATAGGGGCTTAACTGATAAGTATATGCAATACTAGGAAAACCTCCTGAAGTTCTATTTATTCCTACTGCCCTGACAGAGTTAGCAAATCTTCCTGTTCTATAATTAAGTCTAGGATCTCCCATATTCTTAGCAACTACTGTCGGAAGATTTCTATTTAAAACCCCTAGTAACTTTGGTAGTGTAACTGTATTACCTTTAGTTTTTGATTTGGGTTTTCTAGCTACTGCAAAAGCAGCTGAACTTTTTGGCCCCGTCTTTTTTGGAGCTACTGCCTTAGATTTAACTTTTTTAGAGCTAGCTTTTTTTCTTTTACTATCACTTCCTGTATTCTTAGGAATCCTACTTGTAGTCTTTGCTATTTTTAAATCTTTTGTCAGTTTCTCAACAAAATGTGACTCTATCTTATCTTTTATGCTTTTAGAGCCTTCCATATTTACAAGTTCTTGAGCGGATACTTTTGTTTCAAAAAATTCTCTTACAACTTGTAAAATTAATCTTTCCGTTCTAGAATCTAATCCTACATTACTAAACCAGTCTTGAAATGTTACAATCGGTATATAATCTGCTGTTAGTTTTCCAGAAGCACTAATGAAAGCCTGGTACTCAACTAACACATTCTCTATAATTTCAACTTGCCTACTTACGTTTGGAATATCGTAAGTAGTAAATTGCTCTTCTAAATAGTTTGTTAGCCCAGGAGTTTTCGCAAGATTTACTCCTTCAGAGGCAGCAACGCCGGCTGCTTCTGCAATTTGTACAGTGGAAACGGCGTCTCCGCCTTCCACTCCGTGTCCTCGTTGTACTTTAGATCTTACGATCCTCCTTATCTCTTCGCTCTCTTCTTCTAAAACAAAATTTACAATTTTATTTTTTAAAGTTCTTAAACTTCTAAAACTTCCTACTATAAAACTAACTCCATTTGCTATATCTGCGGCAATTTCAGGTCTACGAGCCAGCATCATCTTATATGCTATTGTTTCTGTTACTTTTGCTAAGCCCTGCTTAGACACCCAACGGGTTTGCATTGCTTCTGCGAATTCTCTTGCTTTGTTTAATCTTTTTTGAGTAAGTTTTATTTTTAAATCCGGAATCTCTTCATTTTCTATTAATTTATTAATAGTATCTTTTATAAAATTTAAATCTCTTAACTGTATAATCTGGGGTCTGCCCCCTGTTTCTATTGCCTTTCTTATAATCGGATTATTCTCTTTTGAAAGAGATTTTAGTAATCTGTCTGCTACTTCCTTTCGTACTGTTGTCTGGCTCATAGAATAAGTCTATATAAGTCGAGCACTCTTCTAATATGCCCTGGAAACCCTACCCTTGCTCCACTTTCAGTGGTTTCTTGGGTAGCTCCGGAAAGAGACTGTCTAGGCTTGTGCTCATCTCTTAAATAATAAGTAATTAAATCTGCTACTGCTAATTTTAAGTCAGCAGGAGTACTTGTATATCCTGCTGTGTAAACAACTTCTACGCATTCTGGACCTTTTGGCCAATTCTTATAGCTAGTACCAGAGATACGAATAATACTGTCAGTTTTCTTATCTAAATTATAATCTGTTGCACTTAAAGCTGTAAAAGAGTCTCCAATTTCTTCTTTTATTCGAACGCTAGTTACAGCAATCAAAGGCGATTCTGTAAGCTGTAATAGGTGACTATTATAGTCTACAGTAAACAACTCCGTTTTTGCGCTAGTAGCATAATCAATAATACTATTTGCGCAGTAAGTTTTTACTAATTGACTTACTGAAGGAATTAATATCTCAAGCTTCTCGTCTTCAGTACCAGAAGTGATACCTTCCAAAGCTTTATATTCATCTATTGTAATAAAATCTGCCATAAGTCAATTAGTAAAAACTTGGGGGACCGAAGTCCCCCGAGCTTAAAAAAGGTTTATTACGCAGTGGTAACAACCTTAACACAAGGTTCGTTATTAGTAGTACCATTTACGAGCTCATTAAAGCCAAGGTTCTGAGAACCTACAATAACTCGACGCTGACGAGCTACTTCGTAGTCTTGTTCTACCATTACACCACGGAGACGTGGGATAACGTAGTTGCGAGGAGCAACTGCATATGCAACTGTACCGCCTGCTGCATCTGATTCAAAGTTATCAGAAATAACAACAGGGCTACCATATACAGCACCAATAGTACCAGTGATCTTGGTAGCAATGTTTGAACCAACATCAGTAATATCAGCAAAACCAGGATCTGCAATCAGATCATAGTAATACTTCTGTGATACTACATAAAGTACATCAGCAGGATTCAAACCATACTTACCCATGCCCTTACGTGCGTCGAGGAGCAATTCTGCAGTCAATGTAGCAGAGTTGCCTGTAGCGATAGTATTACCGTCGAGGTCTACTGAACCGCCTCCTGAAGCTACAGCATGAAATTCAAGACCTTGTACAAGGCCTGATTCACCATTAAGAATCATGTTATCTACTGCGCGAGCGTGTGAACGAGCAATAGACTCTACAAGCATAGGCATCAAGTTGATAAGTACTTCTTCATCAACGATGTTATCCATGTAAGTAGCTGACAGCAAGCGATGAGCTTGCAGAACTACCTGACCAGGAGTATAAGTATTTCCAGCTACCTGAGTACGATTCTCCAAGTCTGCAGTAGGATTACCATTACCATCCTTAGGAGTGCTATTCTGGAAAGTTGCCAGATTAGTATCGGTCTGGATAGGCATTACCATCGTCTTTGCGGGCATTTGAATTTGACGGAATGCTTGAGCGAGGCGAAGCTCGTTCAGTACTTCCTTTTCAATTGCTGATGATACTGTAGTAGCAATGTTAGGATACTCTTGGTCTGCACCAACTACTGAACCACCATCGTTGGGATAGTCGATACCAGCTTTTTGAAGCATATTCTTACCATAAGCCGTGTTCCAGCCTTTGTTAGTAATTACACCAAGAATATGACCATACATCAAATCCTTTGCGAAAGGTGAAAGGTCTTCTGAAGAAGAAGCGCGATCAGCAGAGAAAACTCTCTTGCTTTCACGCATCTTAGTAATTTCATCATTCTTATCAGCAAGCTGAGCAGAAAATTGCTTAATTACTTCTTCCATTTTTGCGTCTTTTTCAGCCAGCTTAGATTCAATGTCTGACATCAAACGCTCTGCGCCTGACTCAACACCTACAGCCACTGCTGATTTAACTTCTGCTTCTTGAGCAGCTTTTGCTTCGGCTTCAGCCTTAGCTTTAACCTCTGCTTCTTCGGCAGCCTTTTCTGCGGCTGCTTTCTGCTCGGCCTGTTGCATAGCAATCTTAGCAGCAGTCTCTTCTGCCACCTGCTTTGCAAATGCAGCCAAGTCGATTTCGGGAGTTTTATTCTCTTCCGACATTTTGATCTCCTTTTGAACCTCTTGGGTTCCGTCCGGTGTGTGACTAGCTACCGATGAATCTTCATCCTTAGCCAGAGACTGACCGGCTAGATCGACACTTTTGAAAGTTTTTTTGAATTCTTCGTACTCTTCCATAGAGTCAAAAGATTTCGCCAGAGAAAAAGTAGCTGCTTGGTTGCAAGGTACCGAAACAACTGATACTTCAAACAATTCAGCATCCTTTATCTTTAATCCGTCAGTTTCCTCCATGTAATCAGCATCCTTGACTCGAAAACCAACGGAAAAAGCTCCAAGGATACCTTCTTTAACTAATTGAGCTACATGATCTGGAGCAGACTTTGAAATTTTTGCTTTCAATTCTAATCCATTTTCAGTAACTTTTAAACCTGTGGCTCTGCCAATAGGTTTGTCATAATTATGATTGAAAAGAATAATTGGATTCTTTTCAAAATTATTTAGCCCACCTTTTGTCCAAGCAGATGCTTCAATACTGTCCCCTGCTCTGTCAAAATCTGAGGTACTTGCCATACCACAAATGTGAACTCCGTCATCATCTTCATTTAATGCTTTGAAGGTAGATGTAAGATTAAAAATCTTATTCATCGCTTTCCTCAACTTCAGTTCCAGTAGAACTAGACTTCTTCAATGCTTCCAGAGGATCTTCTGCAATTACAGGTTCTGGAGTAGGTTCTGGAGTCGCTACTGGTTCCGGCGCAGCCTGTATACTATGATCCCATACATCTGGGTGCGCTTTTTCTACTGCTGAGATCATACGTCTCCAACTTTTAAAACTTTTTCTAAGGCTTGAAGGAAGAAGAGGTTGTGCTACAATTTGTAAATATGCAGGATAAGTAATTCCTCTTTCCAAACTATAGTCTTTAATATCTCTAGCTACTTGCTCTATTGCAGTTTTTCTTTGTCTAACACTACTCATCTACTTGGTCCTCATCTACAGGTCTTCCACCCTCTGACGGATTAGCTGCTGATCCTGCTATGTTTGCAGGTATTCGTATAGCACCGCAGCCGTCTATTTCTTCAAAATTCATAGCAACACGAGCTTCGTTTGCTGTAATAATACCAGAATTTACAAGAGTAGAATAAAAATTCGACTGGTCTCGAAGTTCTGGTTGTAGAGATTGAATATCACTAATATCTTCTTTTACGCAAAATCCAAAGTACCTTTCTAAAGCAGAACTTACTTTTTGAACTATCGGCATTACTGTTTCTAAATAGTACAATCTCATGTTTGGTCGAATATTTGCATTATTACCCGAATCCAATAAAATTGGTGGAATACCTAAAGATTTCAAAATAATTTTTTCATTCTCAGAAATAGCATTTTGAAAGTCTAATTCTTTAAAGTTTGTGGAAGAGATCTCATCTACTTCCATTCCACCGTCGAGAATAAGAGGTCTCTTACCTCCAGATTGAGGCTGGTATCTAGTGGTCCATGCCATAATCAGTCTATCTTTAATTTTTTCTGATAGAGAGTCTTTTGCTTTAAGTACCAACCCCGGTACTGCCCCATTTTTAAAGAAATTATCTTGGAAAGATCGCATATTTCTCATAAGAATCATAGTTCTTAATGCTGGCTTCAGTCTAGATACTCCCCTATACGTGGAATAGAAAGAGTTTTCTTTAATATGTATAATTTCTTTAGGGTCAAAATTTACCTTTTTACCCGCTCCACCTTCAAAGGTATAATGAGAAATATAAGTCTTCTCAGACGCATGTACCGATATTTTAGGAGCTGCTAAGTGGTATAGGTGTACCCCATCAAAATAAATAAAAATATTACCATCAAGTAAGTAGTCTGTAAAAAGGTTTCTTCTAAATGAAGAAATATCCTGAAAAGGATTTGGTTCCGTATTTAAAAGTAGTTCTATCTTACTTCTTTTGTTTCCTTTTACAACCGGCGTACCTTTTGTTTGAGGATGTACTATATAATCAATTTCAGAACAATCGTCTACGATCATATTAACGCCACGATTGACAATTTCTAAGTCTTCGTAAGCCCTCTCGTAACTAAAAGTGAACTCTCTAGAAGGCTCGATGTTTCCTGCATAGTATTCTTGAACAGGATTTAGTTTGTCCAAGTCTACTTGTTTTTCTGTCCTCCAAAAATTATACCAAGCCATTTAAATGTTTCTCTCTTTGTAGCTCTGTCCATCTCATCTGTTTCTTGGCAGCATGTAATGGAGGATTTCTTCCATATATAGAATGAAGTTTTAAGTGATGAGTATGGCACAGAGTTACAGTCCAATCATACAACTCTTCCCAGTGTTCGTTTATAAACTCCTCTCTAAAATCTCTAATATCTTCTATATGATAGTTCCTCTCTTTTACGAATTGATCAAGTAGAGGCGCTAAACTATAGTAATGATGAAAGTCTAACTCTATCTCAGCGCTACAAATATAGCACTTGGTATCTTTTTTGTACCCTGCTTTTGCCTTGTCTCTGACATATTTAACAGGGTCTCTTTTAAGTTCTTTCATTTTAATCCTAGTTATCTGAAATTATATACAAAGGGAGGTAAGATGTCAACAACTATTTTTAAGTAGGTGTTCTCAAAATCCCGTTGAAGTAGTAACAAAACTATATAATGCATAACGTAAAGCATCGGCCATGTGAGACGCATAGTTATGTCTAGGCTTCTCTCTAGCAAGATTAGGATTAGGGTCCCACTGATATTGATCTAAACAGGACAGAGTTTCATTACATCTCTGATCTACAATAAGTTTATTGTTATCTACAATGGCTGCAACATGTGCAATTCCATCAAGTACGGATTTTTTAGCGTTTGTGGTAGAAATGTCGAAATTTTGTGCAAAGTCAAATCGTGTCTGCTGAGCAGCAGAGTCAATAAAAATATAGTCAATATCCCACTTATCCATAAGCTTCTGTATCTCTGTAGCATGTTGCTCTGTGGTCCTTTCTGAGTTTAAGTACTCATCTAATACATAGTATTTTTCTTCATCCCAATCATATCCTATTACGCAAAAAGCAGTAGGATCCCTGTAACCTACGTCTAATCCTGCGAATACATCCATTCTAGATACGTCTAGGTCTTCTAAATTAGCGACACACTCTAATGCGTCAAATGACCAAATCTGCCCTTCATAAGTATTAAAGTCTGCTTCATACTCTTGTCTAAATTCAGCTTCACTCATAGACTTTCTAGCTTCTTTAATATCGTTTTCCGACATTCTAGGATTACTTTTATAAGTTGCTCTAATAGAGGCCCATTCAGGAAACTCTTCTGAGAAGCCTCTATTCCAAAACTCTGCAAACCAGTTAGTCTTACCTCGTGGGGTAGAAATGAAAAGAGCTTTTGAATTATCTTTATCAAGTGTAGGTCTAAGAGCCACATTAAAAGCGTCTCTACCATCTGTTAGTGCAGCTTCATCAAAAATAATAAGATCGTAGCTTCTACCAACTACTGAGTCTACTTGGTTTACTGAACCCATTCTAACTGTAGAACCGTTAGATAATTCAATAACTTTATCTTTCGCATTATCCTTAGTTACTTCTAGATCAAAATGCTTGATCAGATTTCTCTGAAGATCAAAAGATATTTGAGACAAGGAATAGTTCGGAGACATAATTAAAATATGCGAATTAGGAATTAAAGACACTAATTGCCCTACAATATTTGCAATATAAGTTTTTCCTTGACGCCTTGATAGAGCCGCAGATACAAACCTGTACTTAGGATTGTTTATAGCATTTATTAATGCCATTTGAGACTCTAAAGGGGTAACTTGTAATAACTCTAAGTAGGGTTCTATTGGTAATTTTATAAACCGTCTAGGGTCCTGAGAATTTACAATATATTCGCTGATAATATCAGCTCTACTTATTTCTATCATGTTTCGTCCTGCATAAAAAATAAAGTTAAGCAAAATCTTCCTGAGTATTCTTTCTCTGGGTCTAGAAGTTTCACGGGAGTCACTTCATGAAACATCATAGAGGGGAAAATAACAGTTCTATTATGTTTGTACTCTACGATGTCTTTTCCGCCCTCCAGAATAAGATCTCCTCCTGTAAAAGTTTTCTCTGGGTAAATATTTAACCAAGTTAAACAAGTTATTAGGGTTTGATCAAAATGCTTTCCATAAGAGTCCCCATCACCGTAATAAGATAATAAAGCACTTGCCTTGGTTTTTAAAAAATATCTCCAGAACCATTCCTCCTCTGCTTCGATATTTTCTATAATATTAGTATAGGGGGATTGAGGAATTTTAGTACTATTATCAGGAAAAACATGTCCAAGCCAGCAACCCCAGTTATCTTTTAAAGGCTGTCCCTCGTGAGTTGCAGTACCTGTGTCAGTAGTTACTTTTGATAAAACATTTTTATCAAATTCTTGCCATACTGATGTTAGTTCTTCTTGTGAAAAAAAGTTATCGTATACTTTATAAGGGATCAATGTTTGCTCCTGTAGTCTTCGATCGCAGCTTTAATCGCATCTTCTGCAAGCACACTACAGTGGATTTTGACGGGCGGGAGGGCGAGTTCCTCGGCGATGTCGGTGTTTTTAATACTCCCAGCTTCGTCAAGACTACGACCTTTAACCCATTCGGTAAGGAGGGAGGAAGAAGCAATAGCACTTCCGCATCCGTAGGTTTTAAACCTAGCATCTTCGATAATTCCATTATCATTTACCTTTATTTGTAATTGCATTACATCACCACACGCAGGAGCTCCCACCATGCCTGTGCCAACATCTTCATCCTCTTTGTTTAGTTTTCCGACATTACGAGGATTATTATAATGATCGAGAACTTGTTCTGAATAGCTCATTTATAAAATATATGGTTACCTATAGTAACCGTGTGATTCATTTCTTTATTCCAATCAGGACTTACAGTATGGGAATGATAATACAAAGCTCCGTCTGTTATATCTAGTCCCCCGTGTAAGACATAAAAAGCTACATTTTTAGCTTTTTCATAAGCTTTTTTATCTTTTATAATTTCTTTTAGCCCGTCGCAATACCAAGAAAATTGACACTGATTCTTTAAAGGGAGCATTTGATCGTACTTAGCTTGATATACAACCTCACATATACTATTCGGAAATTTAGAGGAGAATACTCGATTCATTGTAACATGGGCTACAGCCACTTGCCCCGCCAAGGATTCTCCTCTACTTTCAAAATAAATATTAGTAGCTAAACATTCTATATCTTTGCTAGCTACTGCCGAGAGCGGCAGTAGTAGCAAAAATAATAAAACTAATTTCACTTGTTTTTACCTACTGCATCAGCAGCAAAGAATGCGGATACTAATACTGCAATAGATGCAAAGTATGTAGGAGCAATATCAGCAATTAACTCCGCTCCTTTATCTAATCCAAATAACGCTGTGCAAAAAATACCAAAAGGATATACCAAAAGACCGATCAATGAAAACCAAGCCATCTTACGGATTGCATCACGCTGTGCGTCTTTATCTTCAAGCTCTTTGCGCTTGAACTCCATGTGCATATCCCATTCTTCTTTTGAGATGTGCCCATCACCATTTGCATCAATCTCTTTTGCTACGTCTGAATCTACTGTATGATCGCTCATTTAGTCCTCCGTCTTTAAAAGGGTATATAATCCATACCCCAGTCCTGCCCAAGCTGCAATTTTTGCAAGGCCTCCAAAAAGAATTACAGCGCCACAAATTGCAATAAGAGCGACCCCGTCTAGAGAAGTTCTTTCTCCCATAATTTTTAGCAAATATTTACTCATTTAATACTCCACGTTAAAGTATAAAAACATACTTAATCTTGATTGATCTGGTAAAGTTGGAGGATATACAGCTGAATGAAACATTCCTCCCTTAAACAGAACCATCCTATTATATTTATAAGCTAAATAATCTGTAGGTATAAATTCTTCGGGAGACTCACATCTTTTATCCCAAAACCTTTCATACCCTCCATCATTCTTTTTCACATGATTAGTTTGTCCAAATGCAAATTCATCTCCACTAAGCTTATGTTTCCATAACTGAGTTCCTACTTCAGGGCCCATATCTGGATCAAGGTATATAATACCTGTCCAATCTGCTCCGTCATGGTGAATATGATTAGCCCAGGCATTATATCCGTTCTCATTTATAACTTTGTAAAAAGTCATATTCATATGGTGATGCTTAGTAGGGTCTGGGGGAACCTCCCAAAAATGATCCCTAAGAATAGTAGAGCCAACATATTTCTCTAATACAGGAATCATTCCCATATCTAATTGAGCAGGAGTCCTCCAAAAATGATTCCCAAAATTTTCAGTGTCATATGTAAGAGTAAGAGCATATTCTCTTACTTTATCCACATTTGACCAAATATTATCAACAATAATTATATTTTGTTGTTCTTCGTACATCTAAATACCTTATAAAATTAAAGATGAGTTCCTCTTTTCTTGTGACCATTCCAAGCCACAAAGCCACCGGCACGAAGTGCCCAGTAAGCAAGATAGTTTAAAAGTTTGAAGCCATTTACTTCAATACAAATATCCCTAAATAACTTATCGGCAGTTTTTTGGTCCATGTGATGAACATGAGGTCGACCCCCCGTGTCACTCATTAAAGCTGCATACTTGTAAGCATAATCATGAACAAGACCGCCCATAAGAAGCACCCCGACAGGAGATAGCCACATAGCCAAAAACTTAGGTACAGAAGCGCCATCAAACTCAAAACCTTTAGGAATTACATATTTCTCACCTTCTAACTCATAATAAAAATCGTCTTGAATTCTCCATTGACGAACTCCCATTAACCAATGCCAAATTGCTTTAAAGAAACCTTTGTCTTTCGTAGCAATAGGAAGAGGTGTCATATGAGGCATTTCTGCATATTTAAAACCTACACGATGCTCGCCCTGACCATCAAATTTATTGGAAATAAATCCAATTAATACAAGTACTCCAAAGACTACCCATTGCCAAAAAGTCATGGCTAAATCTAAAATCATTTCCATTTTAATTCTCCTCTGCGATCGTTGCGATTGCAGCTTTGGAAAGTTGAAACTCTTTCCCATCTGGTCTTTTTAAAGGAATAAAATTGCGCTCATCATTTAGAATCCAATCAATTGCTCTTCCGTTTAAAGCGTTGTAGTCCTCTTCAAGTATACCTGTTACTACGTGCCCGTTAGTGAGAGTAATTTTAACTTTCATAGCAGCACTAACCCTACTATGAAGCCCATATTTAAACCTATTGAGCACACTAGAACCATATCTCTAGCGTAGCTTCGCTGAACAAAATCTATTACCATTTGCCCCTCCCCGAGCTGAAGCAATATCTTCCTTAGGTCTAGTTTGCCAAAGGATTATCTAAAACTGTTTGAATCTTTTTATTTAATCTATCCTCTAATGCTTCCATTGCGACTCTATTATCGCTTTGCAAACTATCTCTTTTAGTGTCAAACCTTTCGGTCGCTTTATCGATCATTTCTGCAACTTTAGTATCGTTCTCACGAACCATGTCCTCTACACGATCAACATTCTTTTCCATACGATTAAAGTCATCCCGTAAATCATTTTTTATACTTCGTGAATAATCTATAGCTTCATCAAGTTTTGTTTCTATTACTGCATTTCTAGCTGCGATTTCGTCAGTATCAATATTTGCAATAATTTCTTTCATATCCATGTAGTCTTTATAAAACTCAAAGACACCCCATGTTGCTCCACCTAGAGTGGATAAGGCTGTAAGAAGAATCATCATCTTCCCGCCTTTAAATGTCATACCTCCAAATTCAACTTCGGCCATTTAGTCGTCTCCCTCGAACTGTAGGGCTTTGAGGTTGGCTATTTCTTGCTTGAGTTTTTGAACCTCCATTCTTTTAATTTCAAGCTCTAATCTATAAAGTTCATTGCAGTCTAATCTTGTTTTTGGAGCATTTAACGGTATAGTAATTTTTGCATACACCCCCACATCTTTTACTAAATCGTTACTATTATAATCTTCTGGAATAACGCCTACATTACTAATATAAGGCCCATTCTGATTAAGAACTCCTACTACTCCAAACTCTAAATTTGTAGATGCCCCTATAGCCATAGAACACTCTACATTATTTGCCCTGATTCTATCAGAAGCATATGAGCCTGGAGTTGCTGGGAGATTTAAGTTTAGAGAGCTGGAAGCTGCTAAAGCATTAAAAGAAACCACGCTTAATAATAGTATTAATAATCTCATTTAAACTTTGAACAAATTCTTGACTCTACCGCAGTTTTACCTCCTCCTTCTAATATCAATTTTGATTTAGAGCAGACATATACTGCTTTATCTTTGTCTCTCTCCCTAATATAAACTTCTATCTTTTTCTTTTGCAGATAATCCGTTTTAATTATCTTATTTTTTATTGCAAAAGGAACTTTATTCCAATCATTGTCAAATACCTCTACTTCATAATACTCTACGTCTTGACGTAAATTAAATAGAGACATTGTAGTATACAGAACTCCTTGAACATATGACTGTTTTAACACAGGGTATGTAGGAGTAAACTCATGGGCACTCACAGAGTGCCCAGAGGTTAGCAAAAGCAATAAAATTAAATAGCGATACATTCAGCCGTCACAACAGCTCTATATACGCCGGCAGGAAAGGCCTTGCCATAGCCATACTCTGCAGAAGTCTCAGTCTTGAACCAGGTACTTCCGGCAACAGTAAGCGAAAATTCAGTTACGTTGTCGTACTCAATCTTAGCTGCATCATAGCCGGACATAGATGAATCAGATACCTGAGAAGTAGCAGTGTCACCTGACCAGTTTACAACATCACTCAAAGCGGGAGCTTCAGAAAACGAATTTGGATGAGTAATTTTCGCCTTATAATAGCTTGCTTGAATAACGTCGTATCTAACCACAGGATCTACTCCACCGTCAGAAGGGTCGGAACTTAGTGTATCTGGAGTAGGGTTGCCAAAAACACCTGCGGTATCCGGCACTACTACACACTTAGATTCTACGTTACCTACTACCTCCATATCCTCTGCCTGAGCTCCAATTGCAAATGCAACTAGACCTGCAAATAACAACAAGTTTTTCATGTTTTCTCCCCGTTTCATGGATTAATCCCATTGAGATTGAACCATTTCTTCGTGCAATACTTGTTGGGCTAACCCAACCTTTGCACCTTTCTTTGCATCAGGCAGCTTAGTATCCTTTAGCACTACTGCATCGTTATACTGGCCGCCTTTTAATACCGCAAAATATGTTTGCGGTAAAGAATTTGTTGCCATAAGCGCATCGTGAATTACTTTAGATTGAGTATTAAGAAGGTCTGTATTTATAGACCCGAGTAACTCCTCTAAATTTTCCTTCACATCTTCTGCTGCGTCTTTTTTAACTTTTTCCCTGGCGGCTCTTTCCTCCTCGTCTTTTTGAGCTTTCAGGTTGGCTTTTCTATCTAGTTCATTTTGAATATATTGTTCGCTATTTTCTAGTTGTAAACTCTCCTCTGTAATAACTGCCGTGTAATCTATATAACCTGGGCAGCGCGAATCGCTTTGTGGATCTTCGCAAGGAGTATACTGATACGAATAATAGACTTCAGCATCTGTAACACTCCCTACACCTTCTGTTTCAATACTCCCCTCACCCCAATAAGAGATATCAATAGAATTTACAGGAACTACTCTATTAATAGTATTTCCTGGTAAGCCTGACCAATCATCTGTTGATCTAAAAATGTAGCCAGGCCCTCTTGCATTTTCATTTTGTACATGAACCAATAAATTGTCATCAGTTTCTTTTATAGTAGTATACTGGTAAACTACTCCATTAACTTTTAACCCTGTTTGTTGGGGCAATACATTTTGCATTACCCAGTTATAACCAAACTGCGCAGCGTTCTGTGTAGTTCCGTACTGAGGGCTTGTATCAAAGCTCTCAGAGTAGGAGGAGAACGAGTAAGCTAGCAACGCCGGCGCTACCAAGTAGTGTCTTAGATCCATTACTTAATCCCTTTTCTTTCTGCTTTTCTGAGTCTGGTTGTAATTCTGTATTTGTTTCCCAAGCTGCTCGAGCATCTGCGCCTATCATTCCTTCGTAAGGGCAGGGAGTGCCTGCCATCATCATAGCATCAAATACTCGTCTATCCTGACAAAGTGTAGACACAGCCGCTACTTTCATTCCCATATCATACAAAGTCTTTGATAACTTTAATCTTTCGCAGTTTTCATCAGTAACTTGAGTACCAGTAGAAATACCCAAGATCTGCGTTTGTATAGCTCCAGCTACCCCAAAAGTACAGAGATCAGTATTAGAAGTATTAATAGTAGGAGTAATAGCTGAAGCTGGAGGCGACTTTAAAGTAGTCGTAGTATCTGACTGTGTTGTTACCGTACTAGTGGTTGTAGAATCTGTTCGGATAACATCATCACCAACTAACTCCTCTGCTGTAGCTGAAAAAGCTACAAATGTAGCCAAAATTAATACAAGTCTTACCATGTATATCGAATCTCCGTCTCTAATTTAGTTTTAGAGTCCATCCCCCGTTCTCTTTTTCCTTCAAGCTTACCCTTAATTATAAGAGTATCTGATAGTCTTGTTTTGTATCCTCCTTCCCACGAAGAACCGCCTGTCATATGACCAGCTTCAAAGTAAATACTTCTCCCTCGTACAAGCGATTTTTTCTCATATCCAAACCGTGTATGATTCACTTGGTCTTTTATTTTAAAGTCCTTATACTCTATTTCAGATTTAATCTCAATGTAAGGACTGGCGGATACATCACAGGCAACCAGTAATGCGGTTGCCAGTAGTAAATATTTCATTATTTAGTTATCCTTTAAAATAAGATCAAAAATCGCTCCAGCTCCAACATTATTTTGGGAGGCTGCTTTAATCTCCAAATCAGTTTTTTCAGCAAACACTAGAGGCACGGGATATTCATAGTCAAAGCCTGCAGCAAAAACGCCCTTCTGCATCTTTACATTGAAAGATCCATTAAACGGACGTGCATATAACCTAAATAAAGCATCGTTGTTTGCATCTATAGAACCACCTACTTTTAATAAGTAGCCCGTCTTTCCTGCAGGGATTGTGTAAAGAGCCATCAAAGTTTGCCCTGCTCCTGCAGTAATTATAGCCACATCTGTGCCTGTGTTTTTTATTCGTACCTCATCAACATTAGTATCTCCAGTATTAGCTGTTATGAGTGTAGCTCTAAATACTCGTACAAATTGAGAAGTAGACGCAGAGCCTCCAATAGTTATAGTCTCGGACACAAAGTTATAATTTTCATCTAGCCCTTCTACTGATACTGTACCATTTTCATCAGACAAATTATCAGCTACTGCACTTACTACAGCGGCAGACTGATATGAGTAATCTACAGTTCCATCCCAGATTGTCTGAAAAGTGCTAGGAATGCTAGACCTATATCCAAATTTATTAATATGACTTAGACCTGTAACATCTCCTGAAGCAATAGGAATATTTGCTGCAGAACCAAAGCTATTAATAGTATTCCCATCTTTATCTGCAAGCATTACCACCTGTACCGGAGCTGTAGAAGCCGGCGTTAATTTTGTATAAGTTTTGTTCACCATTTCACCTTATCAGCCCAATAGGCTGCTGACATCTTTCCTTTTTTAATATTTGCAGCGTGTCTTGCCTTGAACGAACGGCGACGAGCAGCATAAGACGCAGATTCTCCTTTTTTCTTGGGAGAACCTTTTACGCCTTGCTGTCCAAAACGAATAGTTTTAACTTTGCTACCTACTTTTGCGACAACAACATGAGATTTTTTCGGATGCTTTGGAGTACGCTTTGGTTTGTTAAAACCAGAAACCCCTGCACGTTTCAGAGCAGGATGCTTTTTACGAACGCTTCTTTTTCTTGCTGCCACGTTTCTTTCCTTTCTTAAAGCCCGCTCGCATATTTGCGTAGGCTTTAGCTGAGATCGTAGATTTTTTCTTGGATCTACTTATTCCTTTTTTCTTCCTTCTGTTTATATTGTAGTACAGCCCTTTTCTCATTTTTACAGCCTCTCAGAGCAGCATTATCTTGCTGGCTCTCATGCGCTCTATAAATAGCAATAGCTTTTACTATGGAGCTACGAAAACACATTCGCATGAATGACTTTCTGCTTTGCCACTACAAGAGTGGGGACCACTTTCGCAATGACATGCACAGTTGCATGAATAGCAATAAGGATTCTCTAATTCTTCATTTTCAGGTAACATAATCTTAATCCGCAACTGGCAAGTCTAAGGAGTCCCATTCTTCTTTAGTTAGGTTTTCCCAGTCTGCCTCTCCTGACTCTAATTTTTCTCGAGTCTGTTTTTTTAACAGCGACCGCTTTTCTTTTGTCGGCGCTTCATAGGCTTTTTCTTCTTCGGCTTCTTCTTGTAATGTCCCGGCATCTTCATCCTCTAGCAGCCCATTAGCTTTGAGCCACTCCTCTTCTGAAATAGAAGTTTTTACACCATCTTCGACTTTATAAAATTTTCCTCGTCGTTGTTTATAAACTACTGTCATAATAAATCTCCAAAAATTATAGCTAATAAAAACAATATTAAAGCTCCTGAGCCGCCAAAAAGCATTCTTTGTGCGCTTTCAAATGAAGATCTCACTTCCGCCCAGCGATTATTTCCTTGCTCTTTTGCATCTCGAATTTCATTAAATACTGTCTTCCACCTTTCTTCGCAAACTGCTTCATGTCGAAGAAAGTCTGATCTAAGTTGTTCTAGTTCATTCTCCATTTAATAGTTTATCCATTAGTTTGCCGTAGTTGCCTTGGCCAAAAGGAATTGAAGCATCATTAATTTGAACATTAGTTTGCTGCCCAATCCGAGTAGAGTTTTTCTCTAAATCTGCCTGTGCTTTAATTTCATCCATTCTCATCTTATGGGCCATTTGCAGCAAGTCTGCTAAATCCTTCGATGAATAAACTTGAGACTCTCTCGCCTCTTCTAATTTACTCGCAATCATTTCATCCAACACCGATGCGATATTGTTTTTATTTCTATACCCTGTATCAAGATACACAGTATCAATATATTTTTTAACTTCTCTTTTGTTTAGTACTTCTACTACTTTTTCTTCGGTTACTGCTAGTGATTGGCAAACCGCAGGGATATTTCCAAAAGTTAAGTAGGCATTTGCTACTTCTAATCCTTCCGGAGAGATTGATGTTAATTCTTTTCCCATGTTATCTCCTTAAGGCGGCGGGTCTGAGAAGTTTCTTTCTTCTCGTTGGAAAATCTGAGTGCTTTGGTTCGCTGAAGTAAGAGTTGATTGAATATATAAAATTTCATAATCATCTCTATTGACTATGGCAATCTTTATATTAATATCGGAACTATATGTATAAGCATAATTTACTGTATTATTATCTGTTGACCCAGAAACAGTGATAGCTCCTGAGCCGTTGTTAATAGTAGTTCCGACTCCGCCCGTAACGTCTTCCACTCCTGCGATCTCTACGTTTGTGCTCGCATTTATGATTCGTATTTCTGTAGCATCTTTAATTGAGGTCAACTCAAAGTTTATTTGTTGAGCAACTACATTTACTGTACCAGCTCCAGTATTGTAAACTGTAGGAATAGTAGCTCCGTTAGTGTACTCGATTGTAAGCGGAGCTGATGTATCAGTGTAGTTTATGCGAATTACTTCATGACCAGTCGACCCGTTAGCATTTCTAAAGGTCGAAGCATCTGTCGCAGCACCCGTTACGGCTGTAGAGTTCCAAGTATAAGTTGTAGAGGCTGATACAGTTCCCGCATTTACGGCATGACCACTGTTTCCTGCGGTACATAGATTTTCAAAAGTACAATTTGATATTTGGTCAAGAGGAGCCGCTAACAAGGCCTCTCCTGCAGAGGTTGAGAATATTGCTTGAGTATTCCCTGAGAAAGTACACCCTGAAAACTCAAAGTTTCCATTATTTGCGTCTACTACGGAGTGTACGCCTGTGCCAAGGTCATATGCGTAGAGAAAGTTAAAATTACAGTTTGTAAACTTATTTGAAGTATTTGTGGACGTTAAAGTCCAGTTTGACATATAAGTAAAGGTACAGCTTCTAAAAGTAGAGAGACTGCTATCTTTTAACTCAACTTCTGCAGATCCTTTTGAAGCCCCAGCGGAACTATAAGGAGAAGCTGTGGCGAATTGAAGTTGAGTAAAAGATGCTGAAGCGAATGTAGCAGTAGTGGCAGAGCCTCCAACAATAAACTTATTTTTTGTATTGGGATTGGAAGACGTATTTCCTGCAATTTCTCTGAATCCAATCGAGGCACCGCTGTCATCTGTAAAAATACAAGTTGCAGTCTCAGAAGTTCCCGTATTATCAACTCCAATTGCTAGCACCCCCTGTACCTCATAAGCAGTACCGAATAACTTAACTATTGTTCCGATTGCGTTCGCAGACGCATTTAGAGACGAATTTAAACCAGATAAGGTTCCGGGATTTGCAGTTTCGCCATCTGTGATATACATACCCGTACCTTGACGAATTGCATCAGTAGCAAAGTTATTACCCTTTGAGTTAGCAGAGAAAGATGCTGTTGCTCCTATAATATTCCAAGGCGCTGAAGGAGTGCCTGCAATTTCAATAGACTCATTGATGGCCGAAAGCCCATCAGGTATCCAAGCAAAGCACTCTCCGACTCGGCCTCTTTCTCCATAATCGAAAGGATCTTTAACCCTATAATGAACATAACTGTTAGTTATATTATTCCCAGCAAAAACACAAAGACCTGTTGCAGCAGTTCCAGCAGGAAGAGCACCAGCTGTTAAAATTCCTGGAGTAGCAACAAAACACCAGACAAAGAACATCTCATCTGTTCCAAGGCTTCTTGCAGTATTCATCTCAAATACGGGACCTCTGCGACCGTTATTCGAAGTAATCTTCAAATCAATTGCAAACTGGCCTTCAATTGCAAAGTCCTCTCCTATTCCAGGGCTGGAACCACCGGTTCCTCCAAAAATAGCCCAAGTGCCACCCACACCACTGTTATCCGTAGCGTAAGACTCTGCATCTGCCAGAAGGACTAAATCTGTTGTATAAGAGGGAGCTGCCATAATATTCTTTTAGACCTGTTCAAAATTAGAACGAAGTTTTTGAATCTAAAGACTATTATATTCTTCGGAGGTTGGAAAGTCAAGAATTATTTTTGCATGGTATAAAATATTTCTTGACTCTGGACGGGTGTTTTTGGTATAATAGTTGCATGGAAATAATAGCAACAGATTATACTTACGAATGCAGGTACAATTGTTTTGGTAATTCAGGTTACCACGGCTCTTGTTGCAGAGTCGAAGATCGAGATTATATTCTTGGGCCTTGTCCAGACACTCAAGAAATGACAGAAACATTAAATCTTCGATATGAAGATATGTATATGGACTTTGAAGAGGGTTCCAAGCTTTACCCAGATAAACCTTCCTGGCAAAATCCTGAAAACTATCCAACTCTTCGTGTAGATAGTGGAGGAAACTGTATATTCTATCACTCACTTCTCCGAAAGTGTGTAATTTACGAAGAAAGGCCTTTTAATTGCAGAAACTATTTTTGTAGTTATCTAAAAGAGAAAATTTAATTCCTACTCCCCCATAACTTTTAGCGTTGCCTTCTTGAAAAAACCTTGAGGTTTACGTGAAAGGGTGCGCAGCGCGCGTCAAAATTTTGACGGTCTTTTAACCGCCCCCTCCTGGTCAGGCGCGCGTAACCTATTGATTTATAAAGAAAAAATAAACTTGGCACGGTTCCTGCTTAAGAGATAAGGCATGCCCCGCGTCAAACTATTGACGCACATTTGGTTATAAGCTTATAGCACATCGATATAAAAAAACTCTGTACATTTGGGATTAGACCCTGTAAAATCCATCACATATATTAAGGAGCTAAACCAATGGAAATAATCAAAAATTTAATTCTAGCTTGGGCGATTTTCGCTCTCATAACTGGCACGGTTTGTGCTTTGTTGGGTGCCCCATTTTTGGCTCTCTTTCCATTCATCTCAGCGGCGGTTTGCGCTTATTCAGCAAGCCTCATTGATGAAATTCTGGAATAGATTATATTCCAGATTTTCTCTGGACTTTTTAAAAAAATTCTGGCATTCTATGCTTGTTCAATCAACAAAACGTAAGGAAAAAACTATGACTAAAAACTACTCTGATTCACAGGTTCAAGCAATTGTCAATGCTGCCCCTCTCGATTTTGAGAAAGCGCAAGCGTTGGCTATCCAGCTTGACAAAAGCCATCGCTCGGTAATCTCAAAAGCCAAAAGCTTAGGCGTTGAATATATCGGCAAAACTGCCGCCAAAAAGCGCGGTATAGGCAAGCCAGATTTGGTTCTGGCTATCGCTAAATCTATGGCGATTGATGTTGATTCGCTTGAAGGCCTTGAGCGTGCTACCGCTCGTAGCCTCGAGCGTTTGTTGGAGCATATGGCGTGATCGTCAATGCTTCCGCTTGGATCGGGACGGCTCTTATGGGAGCCGCTCCCTTTCTGATAGATCAACCGATTGGAAAAATTGCTGCTATTCTCGGGCTCTCACTATTATGCTTGCAAGCCTATGAGAAACGATGCTATAATCTAATCATACTAAACTTAATAGGAATTTTTGGTTATGCTTCACACTTTTATATTTGATCTCGACGGAACAACTGTTGACTCTAGCCATAGGGTAGGCGAGACCCTTGCGGAATGGCGGCGCATGAATACGCCAGCCAATATCATGCGAGACAAGCCGTTACCGCTTGCCGAGCAATTACGACAAGCAATCCGCGAAGGTTTGGACGTTGTTATTTTAACTTCCCGCGTGATGGGACACGCTGACCGCGTTTGGCTGAATCGCTATGGCTTGAAAGCTCCCGTTATCATATCTCGGGATATAAACGATAATCGAGCCGCTGGTGAATACAAGCTCGGCAAACTTCATGAGCTTGCGGTGAAGCGCCGCATATCATTCCGCGATCTGGCTCGCTCAATTGTGATGTGGGATGATGATGCAGACGTGCAAAAAACTTTAAAAAATGCTGGTGTTCGCGTTGTCGATCCGGTAAGATATAACCAAACAAAAAAGGCTGAAGCGTAATGAAAAAGCAAGCAATTCTAACTCTCGACACTGAAACGGCCGATCTGACCGGCTCGGTTTACGATATAGCCTTTGCTGTCCATACGCGAGACGGTGAGATTCTCGAAACGTACAACGCGCTCGTCGACGAGATTTTCACGGATGCAAAAAAAATGATGGGGGCATTCTATGCTTCAAAACTATTCACCCACTACAGCAAAATGCTTGCAGATGGTCGAATCGGTTTTGCCCCTTGGTGGTCGATTGTTGCCGAGATTCAACGCGTTATTGAGCAGCACAACGTGACAACGATTGCCGCTTACAATCTCGGCTTTGATCGTCGCGTCATGCGAAACACTCACAAAGCGCTAGGATATTCTGGCGCAATTTGTCCCGCTGGCCTTCAACAGCTCGACATTTGGCAATTTGCTTGCGAGACAAAATTAAGCCAAGCGACATATAAAAAACTGGCGCTTAATGCTGGTTGGGTTTCATCCGCTGGCAATATCAAGACGGGCGCAGAATACGCCTACCGATTCTGTTCGGGCGATCACGGATTTATCGAGGATCATACCGCCCTTTCTGACGCTTTAATTGAGGTTGATATTTTGGCAGCTTGCTTTGCAACCAAGAAAAAAATCCCTTATAATATCGTAAATGCGCAACCTTGGAGAATTGTAAATGCTAACTAAAAAATTTGCGGCTTTGCTTTTTAAAGCCTATTTGATTTATTCTGTATGCGCTGATCTAATCGTGATCGGCGGAATTTTCTACTTAATTTTTGGGGGTTAAAATGCTCAAGACTCAACAAGCAAGGCTTAACGCCATTTTAGATTCACGCCCTCATCGTGGCGTTGCCGTTGTGCTAGAAGGTCGCGACACTGCCGGAAAATCCAGCACGATTCGTGAGGTGACGCACTATCTGAATCCAGCGAAATATTCTGTCCACTTATCGCGTAAGCCTAGCAAATCCACTATGAAAAAATGGCTTGGCTATTGGTCGGGCAGAATGCCAGCTTGCAATCAGATCGTATTTTATGATCGCTCATGGTATTCACGCGCGATGGTTCAACGCTTGAATGGTTGGTGCTCAGAAAGGCAATATCAGAATTTTCTAGCGAATCACAAAGCATGGGAAAAATTTCAAGGTGTGCACATTGTCAAATTTTGGCTTTCAATTTCCGAGGATGAACAGCGAACGAGAATTGAGCGCAGAAAAAAATCACCCTTGACCTATTGGAAATTTTCCGAGAATGACGAAAACGCGCTCTCATACTATGACCGCATGACGCTTCTTAAAGAGCGCGTGGTTGATTCCGATTGGCACGTGATCGACTACAACAACAAGCGCCAAGGCATTCTCGATCTGACCACCCGCCTCTGTGATTTATTAGAGGCGCGTTAAACTTCCACTTTTTCTCCACTTTTGGGGGTTGACTATTTTGGCCGGTTTGCTAAAATGGTTACATCGATTAAGCAAACAAGGAAACAAAAAATGTCAAATTACTATAACGAAATTGCTCAAGAAAACTGCTACGAAGAGGCCTACGATTGGGCTTGCGAAAACTTCGACGAAAACGCTTTTGATGTTGATCAATTTGAAAAAATTGTGATGGATCGTTTCCAAGAAATTTGGGAAAATAAAGGGTTTGAGGAGCCTTACTAAGGCACATTTCATGCCAACTTTGGACCCGCCTCGCGCGGGTCTTTTTTTGCCTGTTAGATGAGAATGATTCTCATTCGCATTTGGCTTGTTTCACGTGAAACACTACT